TAACTTAGTGGCCTGTTGTAAGAGCTGCAATAGCAAGAAGGGTGCGCTTGATGAGGGCTCTTTTTTAGGCTCACGCTCTACCCCCCCTGTCTTTTCAGAACATATCTCCACGATGCAGTCCAAGCCGATGCTGGACAGTCCATTTAAGACCCGACCTAGTCCGATTCTATGACAACTAAAGCCAAAAAGACCCAGCCGCTACGAGGGGCAACGCAACCGAGGGTTCATAGCCCACTTCTTAAAGGCAAATCTAGAGCTGGTGAAGTCCTAGAAATGATTGAGCGTCTCAAGATGGATAAGCTCATGCCATATCAGGAGTTCGTGCTCAAGCAGATGATGATGGTCGATAAAAAAGAGCAATACAGGGTCAAGACTGCCCTATTGCTCATTTCGAGACAGAATGGCAAGTCTCACTTAGGCAGAGTCAGAGTTATCTGGGGCATGTTCTATGGCAACGAAAAGAAGCACATCATCATGTCCTCTAACCGAGCAACTGCCCTTATGACCTTTAGAGAAATCGCATGGATCATAGAATCAACTCCAGAGTTAAAGGCAATGACTAAGGCAGTCCGTTATGCCAACGGTGGCGAAAGAATAGAGCTGCTTAATGGCGCAACCCTCGACCTAGTATCAGATACTAGGGACTCAGCCCGTGGTCGTACTGCTGATTTCTTATGGATTGATGAAGTGCGTGAAATCTCAGAAGATGGTTACAAAGCTGCAATTCCAGTAACTAGGGCGCGTAGCAATGCGCAAACATTTCTGAGTAGCAACGCTGGTGATGCGTTCAGTACTGTGCTTAATTCCCTTGTCGAGCGCGCCAAGGATTACCCACCAGAGACCTTTGGCTACTATGAGTATTCTGCTCCACAGTATTGCAAGATAGATATATCTTCAGAAACCTTTTGGCGTGAAGCTGTAGTCCCTAGTAATCCTGCACTTGGTTACACAGTCACCAAAGAATCCATTGAAGAAGCTATAGCAACTGCTCCTATTGAAACTACTCGCACTGAGACTTTGTGCCAATGGATTGATTCCCTCCAAAGTCCTTGGCCTCATGGCGTTCTTGAGGAGACTAGCGATAACACCTTAGAACTGGCAGTTGGGGCATATACTATATTTGGTTTCGATGTCAGTCCTTCAAGAAGGAATGCATCTCTAGTTGCTGGACAATTACTTCCAGATGGAAGGATTGGTATTGGCATTATGGAAGTCTGGAGTTCTCAGGTCGCAGTTGATGATCTAAAGATTGCAGCAGCCATAAAAGGCTGGTGCGACCTTTACAGACCGCGCTTAGTCTGCTACGACAAGTACGCGACTCAATCTATAGCCGATAGATTAAAGCAGGCTGGAGTTATGACCGAGGATGTCTCAGGCCAGCAGTTCTATCAGGCATGTGGGGATTTGCTGACTGGATTGGTGACGCATAAGGTCGTTCATAATGGGCAGGCAGAGCTTGTCCAACAATTCAATAATTGTGCTGCTAAGGTCAATGACTCAGCTTGGAGAATCATTAAGCGCAAATCCGCAGGCGATATTTCAGCCATTATTGGAGTTGCAATGGCAGTAAGTAAGTTAATGCTTCCAGCACCTAAGCCTCAGATTGTTGCTTAGACAGTTCGTGGCGTGTTGTCTAATTACTTGACAAATGCTACACTTTATGACTATGGGTCTATTCCGCAAAACTGATGCACCAACTACAACTGATAAGCCATCAATAATCGCGCAATATGCCCCTCAAGTTTTATCCACTCCAATCCTTACTTCTATTGTTCCAGCTCAGGCGATTACCAGAGAATTGGCATTAGAAGTTCCTTCAGTAGTACGCGCTCGCAATTTAATTTGCGGAACTATTGCATCTATGCCTTTAGAGCTATACCGCAAATCAACTGGAGAAGAATTAGGCAAGCCAATTTGGATGGATCAACCTGCTGTTAATCAACCGCGTTCAGTAACTATAAGTTATACAGTCGATAGCCTTTTATTCTATGGCTGGAGTATATGGCTTATAAAATCTCGGTATCAGGAAGATGGCAGACCAGCATCTTATGAGTGGATTCCTAATACTCGCGTAACTCCTTATTATGGAGATTCAGAAGGTCACTTAATTGAAGGTTATTATATTGACCAAGTATTTTATTCTAATAATGATGTTGTTACATTCCAATCACTCAATGATGGCATTCTTACATCTGGTGCAAGGGTACTAAGAAGCGCACTTGATTTAGAAATTGCTTCAGCAGTGGCAGCAGCCACTCCAATGCCTACGGGTTACATCTCCAATTCTGGTGCTGACCTTGATCCTAAAGAAGTGCAAGGATTATTAGCAGCTTGGAAATCGGCTAGAACGCAACGCAATACTGCTTATTTGACTTCTACTTTAAGTTACAACGCAGTTTCATATTCTCCTAAAGATATGTTATACAACGAAGCAAAACAGGAATATGCAACTCAAATCTCAAGACTTATGAATTGCGATGCATTTTACTTATCTGCTGACGCAAACAATTCAATGACATACAGTAATTTATTGGATTCTCGTAAGCAGTTTGTCTCGCTAACTTTGCAGCCATTTATCTGTGCAATAGAGGATAGACTCTCTATGAATGATGTAACTGCTATTGGCAACGAAGTGCGCTTTGATTTAGATAAATCCTTCTTGCGGGCTAATCCAATGGATGATCTGCTAGTAATTGAAAAGATGCTTGCTTTAGGACTTATCACAGTTGAACAAGCAATGGAAATGACAGACCTAACACCTAACGGAAGCAACGGGATATAATGGACAACAAAATCCTTACCTTTTCTGCAAGTGGATTGACTGCCAATGTCGAAGAACGCACTATCTCTGGAAAAATTGTTCCAGTTGGTACTGGTGAAGTGGGTAACACCTCAGCAGGTCGCGTAATCTTTGAAGCTGGTGCAATCAGACTTCCAGATGATGCCAAGACAATCAAACTATTAAATCAACACGATCATAAACAACCTCTCGGTAAAGCGTCCAATTTCATAGCTTCCGAAGATGGCATTTATGCCAGCTTTAAAATCAGCCGTAGCAACCGAGGCACTGAGGCCTTGATTCTTGCAGAAGAAGGATTGCAAGCAGGCTTGTCAGTCGGTGTTGAAGTTATTACATCAAAACATAAAAGCGGCGTAATGCATATCTCAGCCGCTAATTTAGTGGAAGTAAGTTTAGTGACAGAGCCAGCATTTAAGTCAGCTCAAGTTACTGATATAGCTGCTGAGGAAACTCCAGAAGCAGTTGAAGAAATCCAACCAACAGAAAGCGAGACAGCTGTGGAGAATACTCCAGAGACAGTTGCAGCACCAGTAGAGGCAGCAGCTGTTGAAGCTGCTCGACCAACTGTTGCAGTAACTAATGTGCGCGAGCGCACAGCACCAATCACATCTGCACAATATCTAGGTGCATCAATCAAGGCAGCTATGGGTGATAATGATGCCCGCCGCATTGTTGAAGCAGCTGATGATTCAACAGCAACAAACACTGGCCTTACTTTGCCAGCGCACTTAACAAACTTCGTAACAACAACATTCTCTGGCCGTCCAGCATTTGAGGCTGTAACACGCGCAGGAACTGTTCCACAACTAAGCTTCACAGTGCCAAAGATGGGAACAGCACCAACAACTGCATCTGTTGCAGAAGGTGGCGCACCATCTGAGACAGGCATGACTTCAACTTATGACACAGTCACAGCAGCTAAGTATTCTTCACTTAACCGCGTAAGTTTCGAGTTGCTAGATTTCTCAAATCCTGCATTTGAGACATTGCTTCTCAATGAAATGCGTAAAGGCTATGAAAAGGCAACAGATAACGCACTTATTGCCGCTTTCACAGCATCAGGAACTCAAGCAACTTCAGTTGCAGCAACAGCAGCAGGACTTCAATCATTTATTGCAGTTGAAGCAGCAGCAGCCTACAAAGGCACAGGCGGGGATTTTGCTAACAAGCTAGTTGCTTCTACAGATCAGTGGGCAGCAATCAACGGCTATGTGGATGGTTCTTCACGACCTCTCTACGCAGCACAAGGTCAAACACAGAATGCATCTGGAGCTACAGTTCCAACTAGCGTAGTTGGAAATGTTCTTGGTACTTCTCTCATTGTTGATCACAACATTGCAACAGCAGGCGTAATTGATGAATCTGCATTCCTTGTTGCTCCAGAATCAGTTTATGTCTGGGAATCACCAACTACTAACCTTCGTGTTAATGTTCTCACTTCAGGTGAAGTTGAAATCAACATGTATGCATATTTGGCAATTTATGTAGCCAAAGCAGGAGCAGGCGTTCGCCGCTTCAACCTAACTTAATCAGTTAGAAACTAAGTCACTCAGAGGGGCTGTAGCCCTCAGCCCCTCTGGGTCTTTAGAAAGGAATGGGAATGGCACTTACAACAGTTGCAGAACTTCGTAGCACTCTCGGAGTGGGTACGCTCTACACTGATGCCGTTCTACAGGAAGTGTGTGACGCTACAGATGCAGTCCTACTTCCAATGCTCTGGAAGCCTCAATGGTTTGCAGTAGCACATAGCAACATTGTGGACTTGGGAACTTTATACTTTGACATTCCTGTCACAGACATTTTCTATGTCGGACAGACTGTAACTATTGCTAACTCAGGCACTAAATACAATGGATCTAAAACTATTGCAAGTGTTGGAGCGTATTCAATCTCAGTGCCTACGACTCACACAGTCGTACAACCTAAGCATCCTATTGAACCCTTTGGCACAGTAACAGCAGAAACTTATACAGACTGGACAACTGATACAGCAGTTCAGAATGCAGCTTTGATGATATCTGTTGAAATCTGGCAAGCGCGTACTGCGACCCTTTCAGGCAGTAACTTGCAAGATTTCCAGCCAAGCCCTTATCGAATGAGCGCACAGCTTCTCGCTAAGGTGCGAGGATTGATAGCACACGCACTAGACCCACGCTCAATGGTCGGATAATGCCACCAGTTGCCATTACGACACTTAGAACAACACTTGCCACAGCTCTAGTCGATAACTCAAAGTGGCAAACATTTGCATTCCCGCCTGCCACAGTATTGGCTAACAGCGTAATAATTTCGCCTTCAGATCCATATTTAACGCCTAACAACAATTCACAGATTTCAATTAGTCCTCTTGCTAATTTCAAGATAATTATTACAACCCCACTTTTCGATAATGAGGGCAACCTCAATGGAATAGAAGATTTTGTGTGTGGCGTGTTTGCTAAACTTGCTGCATCTAATCTGGTCTATAATGTGAGCGCAATCAGTGCGCCTAGTGTTCTCAATGCTGCAAGTGGAGACTTGCTAAGTTGCGAGATGTCCGTATCAATCCTAACGAGTTGGAGTTAATATGTCCGATTGGGAAAAAGAAAATGCAGCCTTTCTCGAAAAAATCGGGCAAGTTGCACCAGCACCAGCACCATCACCAAAGCCAGTAACTAAGAAAGATGAGGAATAATAATGGCCGTATTTCTAAATAATGGCGTGTCAGTAACGGTCAATTCTGTTGATCTTTCTGACCATGTCACAGCTTGCACAATCAATCGTTCATTTGATGAACTGGAAATCACAGCAATGGGTGATTCAGGTCACAAATACCTAAAAGGTTTGGAAGCATCATCAGTAACTATTGACTTCCTAAATGACACAGCAACAAGCAAGGTTCTACAGACTTTGCAAGCTGCATGGGGAACATCTGTTACTGTAGTAATTAAGCAGACATCCGCTGCTGCATCTGCAACAAATCCAAGCTATACCATGTCATGCTTGATTAACAACACTACAGACATTAACGGCTCAGTAGCAGACCTTGGCACACAATCTGTGACTTGGAATGTTAATGGCACAATTGCAGTAGCAACTTCATAAACAATTAAACAAAGGGGCAAACTCATGGCAAA